ACGCAAAGAATCTGAATATTGTAGAAAATTGGCCGCTGTAAACCACCACTCAAAATTAGATGCGTGAGGTTTTCCAAAGATGGATACTAACTGTTCTTCTGAACTAATTGTAGTCACAGAAGAAACTGGGCCCTTTGCAAATGGTCCTGCAATTGCACCAATAGATGTTGCAACAGCAGGGACAACATTTGTAAGATCGATCTCCCTGACATGAACGCCGGGCGAAACTAAAAATGCCATGTTTCTTACTCCTTTTATGGTAGAGTTTGTTTTTTTGTTTCTTCAGTTATATTTATAAAAAAAACATTTTTCAAAATGCAGTTTTATATGTGTTATAACATATAAATAAATATATGTCAAATGAACATTACGAAAAATATAAAGATACCATTAAGAAGGTATCTCGCAGAAATTATCGTAAAAGAATCGTTTTACTTAACGAATTCCTTGCAGATAAGTCATGTAAACATTGTGGTGAAAGTGAAACAGTGTGTTTGAAATTTTACCCGCACGATTCTAAAATACGAAAAATAACAAAAAGAGTTGGTATGAATAATGAAAGTCGTAAAGAAATAATTCAGCTTATAGATAACTCTTTAATATTATGTTCAAATTGTTGGATCAAAAATCACAATGATTTAATTGAATTCATATAAAGTATTTAGATTTTTACCAATCTGTACGATAGTCTCTAACTACTGGGCTCCAACGAGTTCCATATTCATCAACCATTTCACCTACATTATCATCTTCTAATCCATTAACAACAAATCCAAAAGGAGCCATGTCCTGTTCTAACATGTCTTGTTGTTCTGACATCATTGTTCTACGAATATCATTGTCTGTAATTTCTTTAAAATAAGTTTGATCACTTGCCCAAGAAAATAGAAATAAACACGCTACAGTGTCATCATTACATCCATCATCGGCTTGAAATGAACTACCTTTAATAATAAATGTAGATAATTCGTTAATACAGTCATAATCTTCAATAATTAATTTATTATCTTCTACTAGTTGTTTTAGATTAGAACATCCAATTTTCTTTACTGCTTTAGTTGTTCTTACCCCCAATTGTGCTCGGCCACCACTGAAGCCCCCTCCAAGGACTTGTCCCGCACGCCCACGCATACTAGCCATAATAAGGTTGTCATACTCCAAATCAAACTGCATAGTTGATGCAACTTGTTCACCGATATCATTTACCTCAATCATTACAAATGCTTGATTATATGCTTTAGCTACTTCATGAATTTTGGTGGGAAATAGTAGAGGTTTTATTTCATTATCTCTGTATTTTGCAACTACCTTATATGGTATAGTTGTTATATCAAATACTAAAAATGCAGAATAATCATTTTGTGTACCTCTTGCAACATCAGCGGTAATAATATATGTACTTTTCTCTAATGGCATTTCATATAAATCTAAACCAGAACTGGATCGTATAGGAGTCCTATATGTCAATTGTTTTAATTTTGCTGGTGATATAAGTGTATCGATAGACCCTAAAAACTCGCACTCAAATTCAGAATTAAATTGTGATTCGGAAGTGTTTCGTATTGTTTCTTCTTTCCAAGCTGCATCTCTCCCTGGCACTTCACTCCAATGTACTTCAGTAGGAATATAGTTATTACGTCCTTCCTCTGCATCTACCCATAGTTTATAAAATTGATTCATGCCATGTGGTGTAGAAACAATAATTACCTTTGTGTTTTGGCCAGAGGTAATTGTAGGATAAACAGATGCAAAGAACTGATCAGCTACATTTGTAGGAACAAACGCAAACTCATCTAGGAAAATTACATTATATGAACCACCACGAATTGCACTTGAGGATGTTGCAGCTGCAAGAATTTTACTACCGTTCTCTAGTTCTATATTACCTTTGTTCCAAGCAATAATACCTTGTTGCATCCATTTAGGAAGGTTTTCATATGCAAGCTGCAATCTTCCTAAAATGTCTCTTGCAGTGGTTGATTTATTGGCAAGAACTGCAACTGTTGTATTTGGATTAAATAAAACATAATGTAAAAGGTATGATATAATAATTGTTGATTTACCTGATTGCCTAGGAAGTTTAAAAATGGTAAACCTATTTTCATGCATAGTGTCAACCATTCCCTCTTGAAAATTATACATATCAAAAGGAACTAATCCATGATCCAAAGAAACAATCCGAACATAATTTTTTATAAAATAAATAGGAGACTCAGAACACTTTTGATACTCTACAATTTCATCTTTAGTGAAATTATGAGATAGTCCTGTTCTCTTTAAATTTGGATTGCCGAGGTAGGCATTACTATCAGTTGACATTAGAGGCACCTATTAAAAAGTTACACGCTATACTTATTCTTATTGAATCTGTAAGGCTTGGAGACACACCATGTTCTAACCAACTTGGAAATAATATTGCTTCACCTGATTCAAATGGTCGTTTACTTATATGATTAGTATATGGGATTTTCTTAAAATGATGTGAGGAATCCATAGCTTCTTGAAGTCTGGGGTCTTTAAAATAAAGTCTCGCATCATCTGTTTCAGTAACATAGTATACACAAGACCAACTAGCCTCTTCATGAATATGCGGCATAGTATATTCACCCATTCTACTCAAGTTTGCCCAATTATTAATCATTCTAATTTCTGCATCATCATTATATACATCACTTAGAATATTATTCACATTAACTATCAATGATTTCTTTAAATTAGAAAATACATCAGAGGATTCAAATAATTCTTTATTACTTTGCCATCCACTACCCTGCACTGGATTAAACTTAAATCCTAAACCCTGACTTTCTCTTTTTAAAATATCAAAATATAATTTGTCATTATGTATATTTCTATCATCAATCTTAAAACTGTATACCGTCGTCGGCCATAAGTTTTGTCTTTCAACTTTCATAATATAATCCTAACCTTCAGATTTTCCTTTTATCAATTTTTGTAATTCTTTTGTACTACCAACGAACAATGCGTTAGTAACACTCTTTGGTGCATTATTGGGAACCTCTTTTAGTTTTCTCATTTTTTCTTGTAAATCACCTAGTTTTTCGGTAACTTCTGAGACTTGTTTGATAAGATTTCCAGCAACCTCATATGCTCTTGGATGCTCTCCTTCTCTCGCAAGCTCAAGTATTCCCTCAATTGCAGTAGAACCTTGTTCCACCAACCGATAAAAATTATCCCTTTGAAATTTATAATCGTCATCTACATCTTCAATGCTGGTTGGTATGGCAGGAGTTATTACCTCTCTTCCCATATTAATAACTTCACCAACGGTTTCAGATTCTATTTCAATAACGCCCAAAGCCTTATCAATTACATTACTCATCATTACCTGTCACTGGATTATAGTTTTTAGAATCTTCATAAAAAGCTGTTGTTTCGTTAAATCCAAAATCATCATCTGCATCAGCTGATGTTGGGTTGGGTGTAACTGTAAGTCTCTGCTCTCTCTTGGGTGAATTATCTGCAATGTCAGTATACTGATCAACTTGTACAGTCTTAATAACCTTGCTAGAAGTAACAGGACCATATAGATAAAACTTTGCAGTAAAGTTTAGAGTATATATCAAAGACCTTCTAGAAGCAAAATCACCATCATAATCATCTTCATATGAAATACTGTTAAGAATAATAGGAATATCTCTTTTATTATCCATTTCTGGGATATCATTGAGAGTTACGGAATAATCTGGTTGAAAATATGGTAGAATCTGTTCAACAATTTGTAACGCATCGTCTGAATTTTTTGCAAGAATATATAATTCAAGTTCTAAATTATATGGGACAGGCATATATTGCGAATCTAATTGTTTAGCGTTTGCACCCTTCACTTTCTTAAACCTTTGTACACGATTAAGCTTACGAGCAGAATCATATGATAATCCGCCAATCTCAAAACCAATTCTTGGTAAAGATACTGCAACTTGTTTGCTTAAATCAGGGTCTTCTGCAAGGCGTACTAAAAACTTTTGTCTTGGGCCATATGCCAAAGGAACTTTCATTGACTGAATTATTTTTCCAGTGTTATCTTTACGAACTACTTGAATATTATTGAACATTGTTCCAAATGCTACAACAACCTTTCTAATTGTTTCATGGTAAAATTGTTGTCCTAACATTAATCCACACTCCCTACATCACCAAACGGATTCTTTTCAGTGAAATCTAATATTGTATCATCTAATTCATCAAATAGTTCATTTTGAGCCTGTCGATCAATATCGTTTTCTCCTCTGACTCCTTGTCCTAATATATAGTCTTCCTGTATCAAGAACTCTCCAGTTTCAATAAGTAGACTTTCACCAACAGAGGTTGAGTCATCCTCAAATATAATATTGTCGCTATCAGTTTCATCCAATAACAAACCTCTAGTTGTTGTTGTATCATGTATTCTTATCGGTTCATTAACTGCACTTGATTGTTCCAGAGTGATTTGATATACCGCAGAATCCAGTGATAAGTTGTCTTCAATAGCATCAATGACTGTAACACCCGTATCCAATCTTTCAGAGCTGTAGTCAAATATCTGACACTGCATTTTATAAACAGGAAGATTATCCAATTGGTAAAATGGTTCTTCATCCTCTACAGATTTTATTTCAAACAACATCAAAAATATTGGGTGGAATAACAAGTCTCCCTCAAATGGTCTATTGTTACCATCTGTAGCAGTATCTTTCAAAAGATAAAAATCACCCTCAAGTGTACTAGAATCAGATGTTTGATCTATAGTGCCATCTTCCAATAATATAGCGCCGCCAGTAGTATCTGTGGCAGTTTCTATTGCAATTTGACTAGACAACTCTCTAAATCTTGGCACTGAAACAACAAACGTGACCGCACTCATGTCTTGAAGGCCAAATTTGCTCATGAGCAAATCATCACCCTGCCAACCATTTGCGTCCTGGCACCACATCTCAACCTTTCTAGCATGTGTAAATTTAGATAAGGCGTCCTCGCCTAGAAAGGTATCTTCAGACACAGATTCTCTATCAATATAATGAACATCATGACCGTAAATTTGTATAGCTTCTTTTATTAAGTCACTATATAAATTTCGTTCAGTTGCAATCGTACCAAAATTATTAGAATGAAATGCTGAATTGACGGCCATCGATTAACCTACCATATAGTTTATGGGTAATTCAAAGTGTAACTGAATTTGTTCTTCCAGTTTATTAATTTCTTCTAGTGCTTGAGAGTATAGTGTGGCACCATCCATAGTTACACCACCAAGCATTGTAACTCCACTAAACTTGGAAAGATTTGCACCCCATTGTTGTTTGATTAGAGCTGTTGCATACCTCTTTAGATAAATGTCATCATATAGGTCTGTATATGAAGTAGGATCAATCTTTCTATAACATTCAATGAGAAGATAGTCAACATCAGGTGTTATTTTATTCTCCCAATCCATATCAATGTAAAGACGATTTTGATGTTGGTTGAAACGAATAGGTGTTTCTCCTACAAGAATATGTTCTAGAAAATCTAGATTTTGCATAGTCATCTCGTATTGAATAACAGATGTTGAGGAAAAATCAAATAAGTCATTTAGACGAAGTTGATAACGAATATCAAACATGCTACTTCCACCACCAGTATCACTAAATGGAAATACTTTTATAACAGACACAACTGGGCTTGGAACAGGAATCCAATTATTCCCTTCCAACCAAGTTGAAGTCACACTTGTATCAACAACATCAGTTGCAGTTGAAGAGGTATTTCCTCTTGCTCTTGCAACATCAGCAGTCGTGATTAAATGTTTAAGATACATCTTTTCAATACCATCATAATGATATTGAGCAAAAAACTGTAGGGCTTCGTCCAGACGATCATCTATCTGATCGTCTGAAACATTGATATCTATAACACCAAAGCCAAGAGCTCTAAGACAGTATGTCTTTAATGTAGCCTTTGTTGAAGGTATTGCCATTTAAAATCCTTTATCCAGCAACGTATGTTTTGCCTGTTGTAATAGCATTAGTATAAGGTGTTTTGGTTTTGCTTGAAGCTTTATACCAATCCATTGTTTTTTGAACTTCTAGATGGTCTGTATTACGGGTGACCATCAGTTTAACTTCAGCAGCACTGCCGTACAAAGCAAGAGCTTCTGTATCATCTGCAATAGTTGCAGCAATTAGAGTAACACTATCACCCATTGCAGAAAAGTGTGCTGCGATTTCTTCAGTTGTTTCACCGGCCATTTTTTATTTCTCCTTTGTTAGTTTCATTGTTATATATAGTATTTATGCGAATGATCATCCTTCCAATGTTGTTATCCTAGCTGCAAGAGCCGTGTTTTGAGCAGACAACTCTTGAACAGCTTTAACCAACATTGGGACTAAAGAACCGGGCGCTACTTGTTGAGTTCCATCAGGGTCTTGACTCCAAATATTATGTCCATTAACCACTTCTGAATGGGCATCAATAACCGTTTTGATTTCCTGTGCAAGAAACCCGTGATGGGCTTTACCTTCTCCAAAAACAGGATCAGAACTATCAGCATCATACTGGGGTAGGCTATTTGCGATAGCGTCCTTTGAATTCCACTTAAAGGTTATTGCGCGCAAATCGTTAATAAAGGAAAGACCCGCTGTAGAATTGGCAACATCCTTTTTCAACCTTGAATCTGAAGCCGCAGACCAAGATGTGTCGGAGCCGTCTAAACTTATGTGACATGCTCCACTAGCAAGCCCAAACCTTGCGGTGTTAGCTCCCGCACCAGTGGTGGCGACACCTATCAAAAGCTCGCCAGATACGCCAACCCCAGATGGGGCGGTGTTGTTACCAACGCTAACATTGTTGTTACCCGTGGTCAGATTGTCATGGTTGGCAGAGCCAATTAAAACATTGTTCCCGCCAGAAGTAAGCGCCAACCCTGCATTATCACCAATGACCACGTTTTCATTTCCAGTAGCAACACCGCTACCTACGGCATTGTCGCCTATAACAACGGTCTGCTGGAAAGTAGTTGCATTTTTTCCCGCATTATTACCTATCAAAACATTTTCGCCGCTTCCTGTTACCATAGACTTACCAGCGTTGGTGCCAATGCCAATAGTACTGGGTGCGGTGGTTAGAGCGCCTAGGGCATCCCGACCTATTGCAATGTTGTTGGCCGCAGTAGTATTGGCATCAAGAGCACCAATGCCAACCGCTACGTTATTAGCCCCTGTAGTATTAGCACCAAGAGCCGATGTTCCAAATGCTGCATTATAACTGCCCGTTGTAGTGGCCGCCATCGCCGAAGCGCCAAACGCATTATTTTGTGTTCCTTCGGTATTTAAAACAAGAGAGGACGCTCCCACTGCTGTGTTATTACCTGCCGTGGTATTAGCACCCAGCGCCGCTTGGCCCACGGCCGTGTTGGATGCGCCCGTAGTGTTGGCATCAAGAGAAGCCTGCCCAACTGCTGTGTTAGCAGTACCACCGACATTAGCGGTCAGCGCAGTATGGCCAAATGCTGTATTGGAACCCGCAGTGTTTACGAGTAATGCTCCTTTGCCAACTGCTGTGTTAGCAGCACCAGAGACATTAGCACCCAAAGCATTGTCGCCAACGGCAGTATTTTCTGCGCCCGTAGTATTGGCATCAAGAGCATTTGCGCCAACGGCGGTGTTAGCAGCAGCAGTAGTATTTGCAGTCAATGCATTATAGCCCACCGATACGTTGCTTCCGCCAGTGGTATTGGCAGTTAGAGCCGCCTGACCAACTGCTGTATTAGCACCTCCTGTAGTGTTAGTACCAAGAGCCGAGGTTCCAAATGCTGAGTTATAACTGGCCGTTGTATTGGCAGTTAGTGCATTGACACCAAACGCATTATTTTGAGTGCCCGTTGTATTAGCGTCTAGGGAAGTCGCACCAAAGGCAGAATTATTAGCGGCTGTGGTGTTGACACCAAGAGCATTAATGCCGACCGCTGTATTTGAACTACCCGTCGTATTGGCATCAAGTGCGCCCTGCCCAACTGCTGCGTTACTAGTGCCTGTGGTGTTGGCTTGCATTGCGCTACTGCCAACTGCTGTATTATTGCTTCCGGTTGCCAGATTTAAAGCAGCATAGCCAACCGCTACATTAGAATTCCCCGTTATGTTTGTATATAAAGCAGACTTTCCCACAACCGTGTTTGAAGCCCCTGTTGTATTGGAAAAAGAGGAAGATGCGCCTACTGATGTATTTGTGCCCGCTGTGGTGTTGGAACTAAGAGCATCAGTGCCCACTGCTACGTTACTAGCCCCTGTTGTATTGGCATCAAGAGCAGTTGCGCCGACCGCTACGTTACTAGCAGCAGTAGTATTTGCAGTCAATGCATTATAGCCAACCGCTACATTATTTGCTCCACCAAGGTTAGCGCCAAGAGAAGCCATGCCCACTGCTGTATTTTGGCTTCCCGTAACAGCCGCATCCAATGCCAAAGCACCTACAGCAACATTATTATCTCCTGTTGTCAGCCCCCCAGAAGCGTAATAGCCCACCGCGACGTTGTTACTTCCTCCGTTAGAGGTAGTTAAAGCCTGAGCGCCAAGCGCTGTATTGTTTGATCCAGAAGCTTCTGTGAGGAGTGCCGCATACCCTAAAGCAGTATTCAAATTTGTATCGACGATTGCTGAGGCTGCCGACGCGCCAACAGCAGTATTCGTGATGCCAGTAGTATTGGCATCAAGAGCCAAAGTACCGATAGCTACATTAGTCGTACCTGTAGTGATTGCTCCTCCAGCATCTCGGCCAATTGCGACATTTTGGCTTCCCGTAGTAAGAGCGCGCAAGGCCCGATAGCCAATGGCAACATTAAGTCCATCACCCGTAGTGGTTGTAAGTAATGTTTCATATCCCACAGCAGTATTATTAGCCGCTGTGGTGTTGGCACTAAGAGAGCTCATGCCAATAGCTACGTTACTTGCTCCAGTGGTGTTGGCATCAAG